AAGACCTTGAGCGTATGCCCATTTCCGCAACCCAAACCAAGCAGGTTCTTTGGCTCGCCATACTTAGAGACATAATGGAAAACCATTCTGTCGTGCTCTTTGTTCTCCCATACTGCGGGATTATTTGTGTAAAGTTGGTTATATTCTTCCGGTAGCATAATTATTCCTTAGAATATTCAAGGCGACACTGGATTTGATAAACGCCCGTTGAACTCTCGCCTTGCTCAAATAGATAGCCAAATCCTAACGCTTCGATTTCAAGGGCAGTTAACCCGTTAGATACATAGCCGGTTTCATCCTCGCCAGGATCCAAGTCCGGCAATGTCCCTGCTTCTGTCTGGTCATCTAGCCACTGCGCCAAGGTTTCAAAAAACTCTATATTTCCAACGCGCTCAGCTTCGTCGGCTGTAAAGCGGCTAGATTGAAAAGCAAATGTAAACTCGCGCAATCCAGAATTGCCATGCACATAGGTTGATACCTTACGCCCACCGCCCAGGGGAACAATGGCGTAATCAACAGGCTCTTCCCTAAGATGGTTCACCCAAACCGGGCGATCTTCGTCCGCCTCGTCGATGTAACCCTGTAAATAGGACTTGACAGCCGATAACACGCTCATCCGCCACCTGCCATTCTGCGGGCGCTAATGATTAGCTTTTCGCCCCACACCTGCTTGCCGCGTTCAAACCACATCGGGCCACGCAGCGGGCCGGTTTGACTGCCAGGGCTGCGCGGGCTGTAGTATTGCGCTTTTGCATACGGGGCTATCCACTTGACCAATCCGCTTCCAACGTCTGTTCCCAAAATACCGGACTTGATAAGCATCCCGGTAAGTAGGGGGGTGTATTGTTCAGACAGGCGCAATATTTCACTATCCACGAACTTCTGGGCGCGTGTGTAGTTACCCTGAAATCTGGGCTTGAAGCTCGTGTTCCAGGATAACTCCGCTTTACCGCCTGCGTTGAGTGAAATCGCGCCTTTTGGAGTCTCAATAATCGGCCCGGTCATTTCGCGCCAACCTTCCAATGTCTCATTGAGAATGATCCCATGTCGAACGTGTCTACAGACGTTATCCGTAAAACGTCATCATATTTTTTCAGCAAATCCGAAGGCGTAAAATCTTCGTCAAGCTCGTCAAGCACATTCCCTTTAACTACCAGGTCATTGATTTGTAGTGTAAAGTTGGCGCTCTTGTCTGCAAGGGCCAGCCAAACTTTAGCTTTTTCATAATATGGGTTTCCTACAGCAAAGGGAATATAAATAACAGCCTGGTTTGCAGCCTTATCGCCACCGGACGCCAAAACATTAGAATCCTTGCGATCTTCCCACTCCACAGCCGACAATACAAACCGCTGATAAACTTCTTCTTGCTCATCAGGGTCATAATATTTGTTGTAGATGGTTAGCGCGGTATTAGTCCTCATCTAAAGTAGAACCATACTCACCGGATGCAAAGCCCTTGTAGAGCAGGTTGCCTTCCGTGTTCTCAAGATACAACCTTGCGGCGTTTTCATAACGCGCAGTAACGGACAACATTTTTACATTGCTTTCAGCGTACTCAACAGAGTGCGCCCCAACTCTCTCGGACTTGATACCGCCCTGACTGCCTTCCTGGTTTACAAGCTGGATTTCTTCGGCAACGGCACAATTAGCCATTGCCAAAGAATCCAAGTCATCTTCGTCAGTTACATCTTCGGCGCGGTGAAACGTCATTCTGTCGATGTGTTCTGAAGCACGCAGCGCCAGGGCGTCAAAGTCGGCTTCGGCTATGGCCGTACCTAAAAAGGTATCGGTGTAATATTTGTATGTTGCATAAGCGGCCATAGCCTATTCCTTTTATTCGGCGTAATGGTTATCAGCGAAGTCATACCCAGCGGTTTGCAAGTTGTCAACAGTGTCGCCATATGAGCCTGTATCGGTTGCGGTGGGCAGCCAGTTGCCATAGAAGCACCAAGAGCCAGCTACATCATTATCATCGAAGAACTTTCCACTCCCAACAACTTTATTATTTTCTACAAGCCCACGAACAGGAACCGAGCCTGTTTTCATTTTCAGCGCATAAGTTGTAGGATTCATGAAAAGGCAATCATGAATATATGTCGCCCATGTTCCACTTGCCCCGGCTAATTCGCATTGAATTGCAGAAACGGTATAACCAGCCGTGTACCCGTCGAAATAGCAGTTATCTATTTCAACATCACCAGTTCCCTGTAAAATCAGAGCGTGCGCCTTAGCAATGCCCCAATGTGAAAATCTGCAATTAATCAAACTCGCAAAGTTTCCACCATCAAATCCGCCAGTGGTGCCGTCTATTTCAAGGGAAGCGCCAGCGGTCTCGGAACCGCAAAATCCAATTCCAATTAGTTTACATGGAGCAGAAATAACCGCAGCGGGGCCATCTGTATGGGAACCATATGTCATAAAGCGTTCGCCTTGTGCCCGCGAAGGAATTCCCATTCCCTCGGCAATAACGGTTATTCCTTTGGTGTCAAACTCTACCGCCTCTGTGACCGTTTCAGTTCCTTCTTTGCGAATGATGACATCTCCATTCCAATCTACACATGCGTCTACCGCCTCTTGCATGGTAAGGAAATCGCCGCCACCGCGCGGGTCTACAACATAAATTTGGCCGTCTTGTCCAAGATTGGCCGCCACTATGTCACCAAGTTTGGTGTTTAGGACTTTGAGTCCCCAATCTACGCCTCCCATTATGCACCGCCTTTCTTATTGGCCTTCTCTACCGCCTTTTCGTTAGCTTCTGCGGGAGTTTTGTCAAGTTTTTCAGGTTCTTTCTCTGCCTTCGGCTCTTTCGGCTTGACTTCTTTGAAGCCCAATCTCTTAAGACGGGCTTCTTCAAGCAGAGAGTTGACCTGAAAGGTAATGCCACCTTTTTCAAAGTATTTCATGACAAGCCTCCTTAACTGGCCTGAACGTGGCTGTAAATGCCTTCGGTCTTATTCTCGTATACAAAGGCATCGTGATAGAGGCGATACTGCCAAGCGTGGAAGTCGCCACCCTGCCAAACGTCAGGCGAGAAGTACTTGACCTGATTGAGCTTGGTGGGCTGAAGTACTGCGGATGGATGGAGCATCAAGAAGTTTACATCTGCTCCATTGTCGCTATAGCCACCAGCGCCGCCGGTTGCACCGGCGTCTAGTGAAATCGCCTTATAAAAGCGCGTCTGTGGGACCATCACAACTTCCATGCTGTTGTATGATCGAACGGCAGTGCTGATTGCACTTTCATTGCCATACATACGAGTCACGGCTGCATCCAGATAGGATTGAACCGCGTCGCTCACGTACAGCTTGCGTCCCTCTTCGGGGACTTCGGCTGCGTTCATCGTGGAGGTAGCCAGATCAATGGCAGCCAGAACAGTTGAACTCGAAAGCGTGGTTGGAGTACCAACTTCGTTTCCAGCGCCTGTCGCATATTTAGCAAAGCGATAAGCGTCGATTTCGGGCGCAACATATAGGCGCATCCACTCAGAAACGAGATTGCCAAGCACCAGGCCCAGCATTTCTTCATCGTCCATGCGGTCAAGCGTGAACTCGCGCCCACGTTCGGCGGCCAGGGTGATCGTTTCCCAGGTTGCGGACAGATTGCCAGCGGGATACCCATCAGTACGCGAGTACGTGCCCAGCCCAACCATGTCCAGTTTCATTACCTGAACCTCGTTCGTCCCTACAAAGGGCGGGGTTTGGGTAATTGCATCTAGCATTTGAGTTTTGGAGTTAACCTTATAGGCCTGATCCATCAAACGCAAAAAGATGTCGGTAAGATTTACGGTGTTAGCCATTTTCTTTTATCCTTTAGTTTTCTGGTGGCTTCAACCCCGATCCCTTCCATGCAGCGGCTTCGAATGCTGTTTGTGGTTGCGTGGTTTTGCCATCGGTTTTAGTTATGATTTTCAGTTCCGGATTGTCAGAGACAAACAAATAATCCTTGGTTTCTGCGAGCGGCTTCAATTGATCTTCAAGCCCGCCGAGCTTGCCATCCTTGAACGTGATTAAGTCCATGTCCAGGTGCGGCAAAATCTCTTTCGGGTCTTTAGCCTTTGCATTCTTCAACGCATCAGTCAGGGCGCTGTCAAATTGCAGTTTTTGTACCCTGTCATCCGCGTCCTTCTTGGCCTGCTCCGCTTCTTGTTTGAACTTGTCCGCTTCGGCTTTCCACTTTTCGACTTCGGCCTTCGCCTCTTCGGGCTTCATGTTCTCAAAGCCCTGAATGGTCTCATTTGCCTTGTCAAGTTGTTTTTGCAACTCAGCGGTCGAACCTTCGGCGGTTTCTACTTTCGCCTTAAAGCCTTCGATGTCCTTTCCGTGTAATGCCATGATCTTATCAATGACATCCTTTTCAAGACCGGCCTTTTCCAAAGCGTCTGCGGTCAACCCAAGTTTTTCAAGTTCTTCGCGTTTCATTTGTTAGTCTCCTATCGCTACATTATTTTTATACGGTGGTCTAGTCCACCGATGGCTATTCTCTTTTATACGTGTGAGAAGCACGAAAAACGCCACGCTCACCTATTGCTAGGTAAAACGTGGCGTAATGTCCCGTTTGGTAGTTTGTACCCCGCCCGCAGGCGTGATACTGTAAAATCAATTATACCTTATTTTTTATCTCGCGCTCATAAAAAGCAATGTATTGCTTGCACAGGCTGTACACCAATTGCAGGAATGACCGGAATAACATTTCTTCTGTGGTCATATCTGCTCCCTTACATATTGCCTTTGTAGTCTGGTTTGCCTAATCAAATCACGTTGACGTGCCTGCCAGTCCCTAACCTTAGAAGTCTCATAGCTATTATCCAGC